AAATGTCCATTCATAGCTACTTGTTGAGCAGCACCATAAACATTTAATACATGAGTAGCATTATCAAGAACTGTTTGATTAGCTTGTCCTATACCTGCAAGTTTAGCAAACCCATTTAAATAAAAATTTTTTGACCCTTCAAAACCAAAAACATCTAAACCTCTATCAAAAACTGTACCCATCTCAGGTGTTGTATATATATCATCTAGACCTAATCGTTTAGAAGATACACCTAAACCTTCTAACTCTTTTACTGCTTCTAAGTCACTTAATTTTTTATTAATAAATTTATTAGGAGCAATGTTTGCTTTAACAAAAGTACTTACTTCTGTAGGAAGAGAAGGAAATAAACCTTCTAACTTAACTTGTCTTCCTAAAGAATTTTCAGCAATACTTTTAATATCATTTAAATATTTTGCTTTAGCTATTAATCTATTTTGATTTTGAATAGTTGTTACAAAATTTTTAGTAGGGTCTTTTATTTCTCCTAAAAATTCTAAGATAGGTTTATCAATATTTTTTCTTTTTTTACCTACTCTTACTCCTACTTTTTTACCAACACCACCTACACCTTCATATAATAATGTTTCAAATAAATTAACTTGTTCTCCTGCTTTGCCTTTTAATAACATTTCATTTAATATGTTATCTGCTTGATCCCTATTTAATGAAGGATGTTGTTTTAAAATATATGATCTAGCATTTTCAACTATATTAATTAAGTCTTGATTATTTTGAGAGTTAGGTTTTAATTTACCATCTAATACTTTACCTATTTGTTTTGTCCATTGAGGATTGCTACTAAATTGATATGTTCTTGTTAAATACGTACCATTATTAGCATCTAATTGTAAAGATAATACATCATCATCCTTTAATTTTAATAAGCTTTTAATTATAGGAGTATTATCTTGTATCATCTTATTCATTTTTTGAGCTTGGTCAATAACTTCTTTAGCTATCTTAGGATTATTATTTGGATTAGAAACATAAGCACCTTGTAAAACTTTGTTAACTAAGTCTCTATCAGAGTTATATTTTTTTATAAGTCGTTCTAATTCTTTAGCTTCTTTTTTAGCAAGAATATCTCTAGCTTCTGCATATTCTCTTCTAAGAATATTAGCTTTAAATAAAGGATCACTCATTCCTGCTTTAGAAGTAAAAGCTTTACCTAAAAAACTATTTATATTTCCTATTTTTCCTAATACATTTTTAGCAGTACCTGTTTGCATATACTGACCTAAAGAATTTTTAGTTGCTTTTACATTAGATGTTATAGTATTAGCACTATTATTAATAGGAGTCATAATCTTACTATTTTTTATTGCACTAACTTTATTAGTTAAAGAAGATGAACCTTTTTTAAGTTTATTAACAAGATCAGTTTTTGAAATTATTTTTCCACCTACATTAATACCACTTTTTGTTACACCAATACCACCAATTATAAGACCACCAAAAGCAATTTGACCTAGTAAAGAATCAACAGACTGCTTAAGTTTTTTTTCTGCAAAAGAATCATCAGGGTCTATAGCTAAAGAAGATAAAGAATCTTCCATACCGGGAATCATCTGTACTAAATTCATAGTAAGTTGTTCATCTTCATCTCTTGTAAAAACATCTGCTGCTACACCTGCTGTACCATACTTAGAATAATCTCTAATTCTTTTTTGAGCTTTAGTAGTAGCTTTAGGAATCTTAGCAATCTTTCCTAATGTTCCTAAAGTTTTAGTAGCAATTCCAAAAGGTAAAGCAAACTCAGCAAAAGAACTAGCTACTTGTTCTGCTGTATTAGTTTTAGGATCAAAAGTTCTTTTTAATGAATCAGTGTTTTCTTGACCTATAACATTTTTAATAATGTTTCCTGCTTCCCCAAAAAAATTACTTACATTTTTTCTAGCTTCTTTACCTGCAGTAAGTTCTATACCTGATCCTACAGCACTTGTAATATCATCAGCTATATTTCCTAAAGCACGATCTATTATTTTAGTAGGCATAGGAACACCTACACCAAATAGTTCAATACCATCAGCAACAGTTCCATAAGCTTCACCACTTTTTACACGAGTTTTTTGTGTAGTCTCTTCATCAACTGCTCTTTTAAAATCAAGAATAGAAACATCTTTAGAAGTTAAATAATTATTTAAATCTTGGTTATTTTTTATTTGATTATTTTTTGCTAGTAAAGCTACTTCATTAGAAATATCTTCATACTCTTGAGTACCAAAAGCTATAGCCATTTAATTATCCTGAGTTGTTTTGTTTTTTATAAGTTGACTAATAATATCAGGATCACCTTCTATTTTATCCTGAGATTCTTTATCTTTTTTTACTGCACTTAAATCAAAAAGATAATTCATAGTATCGTTTAAATTTCCAGATTGATTATAAAAATTTAAAACTTCTTTTAATTGTTTCTGCATTAAATCTTTAGTTGCTTGATCTACAGCTTGTCCATTAATAAGTGTAAAACCATTTTCATCACTAAACACCATATTATTTTTTGCAGCTATTTGTTTTGATAAAGCTGATAAAATTGGAGCATCTAATTTTCCTGCACTTAAAGCTGCTAGATCAGTATAACCTTTTATATTTAATCCTGCAAGCTTTGCTTTAGCTTCAGCTGCAGATATCTTACCTTGTAATAAAGCTTGTTGTATTTTATATTTCTCTTCTTCAACATTAGGTAAATTTTCTGTAGCTTCAGCAGCACCTTGAGCTAATGCACTAAATGTTCCTGCTCTTGGATCAACTTGAGCTGCATTAATTAAAGCATCACCAATAAAATTAGCCATGTTTCCAGAAGTATTATCTAATCTAGCTAATTGTTTATTAGCCATTTCTTCTTGAAGTTTTTGACTTTCAGTTATTGTATTAGATAAATCCCCATATGAACCTAATAACATTTTCATAAGTTGATCTTTATTAGTAAGTTGATTCTTATTACTTTTTTGATTATCAAATATAGAAGGATTAGTATTACTATTACCTTGACCACCTGTTTGTAACATAGCAGATAAACCACCATCAGAATCAAAAGCTACTTGACCACCTGTTTTAAAAGGCATACCTTGAGACATACCATATAGTTTAGCTCCTGTTCCTACAAGGTTCATAAAGTTACTCATGCCTGAAGGTTTTCTATATACATCAGCTACCTCAGTAGATTGATAAGGATAACCATATAAGGTTGATTGATATCTATCTAATAAGGTATTTGGAAAATTTAATTGAGCTTGATAGTCAGCATAGTTTTGACCTAGTCCTTTATCAGTCATATCTCTTTGAGCTTCACCTACACTTGTCATACCTGTATATTCTTTTAAAGCTTGTTGAGGAGCTAATTGTCCTAAAGATGATAGACCTGCAGCAGCAGATTTTTCTCTAGACTTCTGAGATTCAAAAGCTTTCTGTGCATTTTCAAAAGCTGCCTTACTTCCCTTAGTCTGTATGTCACCTAACTTTGATTGGTAATCTCTTAATGCTTCAGACTCAACTACACCTTGTCTAGAACCTCCAAAACTTCCTGCACCTACTGCACCCATTCCTATAGTCTGTAAGCCTGTGTCAAAGTCTCTACCTGCTTCTCTTTTTTCTACATCAATAACTGCTTGTTGATAAGGATTCATATATGAAGCCATGTTATCACTAAATTTATCAGACTGACCTTTATAAAAACTTTCAGCAGGATCAAAATATGTTTGACCTTTACCTACTAAACTAGAAATACCTGACATACCTGCTAGTTCTTCAGGATTAAACCCGGAATATCTATCACCAGTATAAGTTGGATAACCTAACTCTTTTTTAGTTTCATATATATTTTTAGATTCTTTTAATACATCAGCTAATCCTGATTTATAATCATTAGGAACACTATACCTACCTGTTATATCTACTGCCATTATACTAATCCCTTCAATTCTTTACTAGCATTTATTTCATTCTGTTGTTCTGTTGTACCAAAAGCTTTACTTCTTATATATTTTATAAAGTCATCTAATTTTTCTGCACCTGCATCAGAAGAACCATTACCTAATATAGCAACACTATCTGCTGGCATTACATACTCTTCATTACTTAGTTTAGCACGTTTAATAATTGGATCACCTTCAACTTTAAAATCAACTGTATCATCCATTCCATCACCTTCTCCTTCAACCATTCCTTCAAAGTAACCACTTTTACCTTGACCACCTTCAGCTAACATAGCAGATAAACCACCTTGATTAGGCATAGGTTGTGGTGGCATAGGTTGTGGTGGCATAGGTTGTTTCATTTCTAAAGGAGGTTTAGGCATTATCTGTTGTAGTCCTTCATTAGGTGTAGATATTACATTAAGTTTTTCTAATTTATTTCTACCATAATTAATTAATTGTTGCATAGCTGATTCAGAGTCTTCTTCTAAAGACATATCACCTATACTTTGTATCTTTTCATTTAAACGAAAAGCTTCAGGTAAACCTGTACGAGGATTAACTGTTAATTTACCCATACGTTCTAACACGTTTACTTCAGGTTTAGACATATGAATTAATTCAGTATCACCTTTCCTACCTTTTAAAGAAAGGAGATTTGATAACCCACTCATAGGAGCTTCTCTATTAACTAAGTATGCCATTATTATTTTTCACCTTATTTGGCATAGTATAATTAGACTGTGCCTTTGTCATATTAGATTGAAAATTACTTATATTACTTTGCATATCATTACTCTTATTATACAACGAACCAATGTTTAATGCCATACCTTGTACAGTTTTTGTACCAAAATAATCATTTGTTTTCACAGTTCCTGTATTAATATTTTCAATATAAGTACTATTATTTATTAAATTAAAATATTCTTGTTTATTCATTAGTTAAAATTTACCCATCCTGTTCCATCTACATAACCTTTAAATTTACCTTGGCTTTTTGAGTAAGCTATATCACCTGAACTAGGTCTTCCTATTTCTGTAACAGTAACTACTGCATATACATTTGTTGCTGGTTTAAAATCAACTAAAGCATCTCTTGTTTCTAATTCAAAACTTAATTGATTACTCCATTCTCTTATTAAAGTGTACATTTTATTTAATTCAGAAGTAGAAAAAGAAGTAAAGCTAGGTACTTGTGGATAGTTAGCCATTATCTTCTACCATCTTTTTGAGTAGATAGTCTAACCTCACCCCATCTCCAAGAACCATCATTAGTTCCTGAAACAATAACTGAAACCTGTCTACCTCTAGCTCTAAAATTTATTTTTTCTGTAGAAGGTTGAATAATAAAAGGTCCTTTAGTTGTTAATGGTCCATTAGGATAAGCATTTGTTTGAATAAATATTTCTATTTGATTTCCTGAATCAATAGCATAGTCAGGAATAATCTTATCCATGTACATTATATCATCTCCTTCGTCTAGATCAAACTTAGAAGATTCAAGAAAGGAAGATAAAGCTACTCCATCTCCAGTATAAACACCTGTAGGTTCATTATCATAAAGATAAGGAGTAGCAGTATCAGATGTATTTCCTGTTGTAATTGTATTACTAAATACTGTTCGATCATTAAACGTACTATAAAAAGAATCTCCATATACCCATGTCTTTTCTTCTACATTATATATAACATAAGCATTAGGTTCAGTTGATCCTGCTTTAGGATATAACCAAATAATTTCTTTAAACTCAGAATTAATTCCTGCATAAACTTTATCTTTATTTGTATTATTAAAATTACCAAACAAATGTCTACGTATAGTACAAGGTAAATTATTTATTCTTCCATCAAAAGCATAAAAGTTATTATCACTCATCCAATAAGAAATACCATCATAATCAATAGCTCCATGAGGACTTATTAAACCACAGTTAGTACCTACTTGAGTAAAACTAAATATAAAAGGAGGACCTACATATTGCATTGTATACATAGCATTGTCAGTCCATATAGCTATATTATTTCTAGAACGAACTGCTCCTATAATTTCTGTACCATCAGTTAACACAGTCTCACCTGATGTTGTTGTTATAGAAGGAGTCCAATTAGTAAAGTCTTCTTGGTCTGACCATCTAACTAACAGAGGATTAAAAGCTGCTCCTGAAAATTCATTAGTACCAAAACAAATAGCATGTCTATCATTAGGAGAAACAACTAAAAAATTAGACTTTGAAGGAGCAGACGTAGCTGTAACATGAGTAGCATTAGTTGAACTAGTAATAGGCAACATTCTTGAAGGTGTTATAGAAGCAGCAGTATCAAAATAAAATATATTACCACCTCTACGTAGTCCTAGTACATCTTGACCCCAATTATCAAACTTCCATTGGCTACCTTGAAAGGTAATTCCTGAAGATGAAGCTGCAACATTCCATGCTCTTTCTCCTGTTACAGAAGCACCTGCATTAAAAATAGCAGCACCATAACCTAAACCTTGTATACTATCAGATAATTCATTATCTAATAAATATGCTACTGATACAGCAGTACCTCCACCTGTAGCTGTTCCTGTTGCTGTAGTAGGACCATTAAATGTAAATTTATTTATATTAGTAACACTTGTAATAGTATAAGGTAATAGTCTAGGTAAAGTTACACCACCTACTGCATCTGAACCTTCAATAATAATTCTATCACCTTCTGATCTTCCATGATTAGTTATGCTTGTAACAATTTCTATAGAACCATTAGCTGTTGTAAAAATATTTTGAACAGATACGATAGAAGTAATAGGAGTTACATCATAAATAACATCTCCTAATTCAACATAAGCTTGTTTGTTTGAACCAGCTATTATCATTTTTTTAGTATTATTATCTGACCATGTTAACACATCTCTAATTTGACCTGATAAAACTGTTGAATTATGTTTTGAATAACCTCGTATGTTTTCAGGTTTACCTTCTCTAAACCTAACTCTATTACCATCAAACCATTTACCTTCTTCAGCATATTGAGTTGACTCTCTATGAAATCCGGGTAAAAATTTTAATGATTGAAGTTTTGAATCTGTTGATGACATTAATATACTAACTCTGTACAGGTTATACGACTTTGAGATGCTTCAGCAATCATATCACTATCATGTAAATCAACTGAACCATTTTCTTTTTTTGCATATAAAGTATATGTATGTGAAGCTGCTGATCCGGGAGAATCTAAAAATTGCATAGCAACCATAGCTTGAGTTCTAGCTCCTTCAGAAGCATATGAACCAATATAACCTAAATCAGTACTTCCTCTATATAATTTAAATACTGCTTTACCATCTGTAGATTGTGACCTTGTATCAGTATATACATTAAATTGTACTAATACTTTATTAGAAGCAGCAGCAGTACTAATTGCTAATGCTAAATTTGTTGTTGCATAAGATGTTGTTAAAGCATAAGAAGTACCATAACCTGCCTGAACTACTTGTAAAGTCTTACCTACATTACTTAGTGTTGAACCATTACCTGCAAATGAAGTTGCTGATACAATTCCAGTTACTGTAACACCTGTGTTATTAGTTACTAACTTTGAAGCATTATTAAAATATAATGAGACTCCTGCATCTTCAGTAGCTCCTATTAATGATTCATTTCCTGCTGCATTTTGAACATTAAGATTATTAGTTTTAATTCTTAACTCTCCAGTTCCAGTATCAGCTATATATGAGTTAGAAGCATCATGATATATTTCTAAATCTCCTGAATCACCTAATTTAATTTTATCATTATCAGCCATATTAAGATGAGTTTTAAGAGTAGTCTCTCCATTAACAGTAAGTGTACCACCTATAGAAGCATTAGCAATTACTGTTAAAGAATTTGCTGATCCTGTATCTAATCTATTTACTAGAGTTCCATTAGTGGCTACAACAGAACTAAATCCTTGTTGAGCTGCAGTAACAGCAGTACCTCCAGTAGGTTTAATAAATACATCATAATCACCTGAAGTTCCATTATGTATAAAGTAAATTTTCTCTTGAGCAGGTATGCCTATAGTTACGTTAGCAGTTAATGTTCCCATAACTTTCAAACCAAAGTTTCTTGATTGGTCTGTAGCTCCACTATTGTTAGTTAAACTTACTGCAACACTAGAAACAGATACAGTTTCATATCCTGCTATTGATTCATCTATTAAATCAATAACATTTTGATTTAGTATTAAACCCCATGAGTTAGGATTTTCACCATCTGCTTGTTTTTCTAATCTAATTCTTGATGTATATGTTGATGCCATTTTCTTTTCCTATTTTATTTTACAACTAGTGTTACAACTAAAGCTATTATACCTAACGTACCAACCATAGACATAGCTTCCATTCTCCACAATCTTTTATCTAATCCACTTAATTTATCATTAACCATTTCATATCTAATAGCACATTCTTTTTCATGTGCTTCTAATTCCATTTGTACTTTTAATTCAGGTTGTATTTTCATTTGCACTAATCAGCTTCCTCTATTGTAAGTGTACCTGCATCTACTTGTTCTTTAATATTTTTATAATCTGTATTTGCTTCATCTATTGGCACTTGTTGTTGAAACTCTCTTCCTTCAATAGTGCAAAAAATATGTGTAACTTTTCCAGTTAACGGATATTTCCAATATTTAGCATTTGTTACTTTCATATTATCCTCTATAATTCTGCATCTAATGTTAATTTCATATTTGTATTATTATCTGCTTCAATTTGATAAATTGTCCCTGATGACATATCTGCACCACTTCTTGTAACAGCTGCTGCAAAACGTACAAGGTCATCCATTCTTTCACTATTTGTTGTAAACCCTGTAGTGCCACCACTACTTAATCCTGCCACACCAACATCAGAAGCAGCAGACACACCTCCTGTTGGACTAGCTCTCATGGGAACAGGTACAGTATAAGTACAAGTTGTATTAGAAGTGCTGTATGCTCTGCCATGACCTATTTTCATAAAACTTGTTGCTGCTTGAAATTGATAATAATACCTCTGACACAAAGCTAGTTCTTCCCCAAATGACCTATGCTCAAATGGTGTGGCTTGTGAGCCTACTTCTAATTGACATCCTGTCATATAAAAATTATCGTCTGCTCCTGCTGTTCCTACAGGGTCATATCCAATAGCAACTGCAATTTGTTTAGCTGTAGATGCAACAGTTCCTGTAAATGTATATCTAGTCCAACTTGTAGTAATAGCTTGTGTTGCATTAACTACAACTGCATTTCCAGTAAAACCTGTAGCAGGACCACCACTAAAGGTAGCAGAACTTTCATCAGTACCTGTTCCTGTTGAAACCTTAACATTTATATTGCTACTTGCTGCTGAGAAATTAGCTCCTGCCTTTGCATAAAATGAAAAAGTTACTGTTTTATTAGCAAATTGTAAGCTGTCTTGTGTTTCTAATAATTGACATACATATTGAAAAACATTATCTGTTTCTCCATTTGCTCTTCCAAACTCTAAAGAATATCTAAATCCTTCTGGTACACTTGCATCTTGATTAACTTGAGCTTGTGCTGCACCTGCTGCCACAAAAGCAACCCATCTATCAGCAGTATAAGTTAAACCATTAGCTATACTTGCAAATGCAGTTCCTCTTTGCCAACACTGCATCTGTCCATTTATTAAAGCATTACGTCTGCCTGACACCTGACCATTGGTGGAGACTTCACCCCATTTTGCTAACTCTGCTGCTTTAGTCATTCTACATTTCCATAATTTTGATTTGCATCAGGTGCTTCTGATTTAAGTTTTTCAACAACTAAATTACCATCATCATCTGTTAAACTTGATGCCTTAATTTCATCATCTTGTCTTTCAGCTATTACTAACCAACTAATTGTATCTGTGCAAGTATTATCTTGTGCAGTTATTGTTAACACGTTTCCACTTACAGAACCTTTGATTGCAGTCCATCCTGTTTCATTTGTAGTAAAACATTGTACATCTCTATTAAGAGCAACAAATGTTCCTTCAGTCATATTAGATTTAGTATCAAGATTTATTGTTGCAGACCCATTAGATAATGCAACTTTACCTCTGTATAAATTATCACATTGTGGACCTTCAATAAATGAATGAAATAAATGATGAGTATCTTTTTTAGACTCTAAAGGATGATTTATTTTAAATGAACCTGAAGATTTAGATACTGCTCCACTTACATTTAAACTAAAACCACTTGTACCTGAAATAGAAAAAGCTGCACTTCCATTAGCTATATAACCACCACTATTATTGCCACCAATTCTTACATCATAGTCGTTGTCACCTTGTTTAATATCAATAAAACCACCACTTGATGTGCCTTGTAGTTCCATTGTTCCAAGTCCTGCACCTATAAATGATGCAGTAAGATTATTTGCAGTTTGATTTACTGTAAAGTTAACTCCTGAACCTTCTACTGTTAGATTGTCAGTTGTAGTAGTTCCTGTTACATCAATTCCTGCACTACTTAATTTTAATCTTTCAGCACCACCACTTGCAAATTTAAGTTCGTTAGCTGAGTCTACATACATACCATTAACACCAACAGACCCACTTGTGATTGCATAATTTGGTGCTGAAGCAGAGCCATTTGTTGCTTGTGTTGCAGTTCCAGTAACAGTAACACCTGTAGAACTGGTAGCCAATTTAGCAGCATTATCGTGATAAAGTGTAACTGCACCATCTGGAGTAAAACTAGCTAATGCTTCTGTACCATTACTGTTTCTAATAGTTATTTGACTTCCTTCAATAAGAAGATTCCCAGTACCAATATCTTGTATGTAACTATTTGTACCATCATGTTGGATTTGCAAATCTGCACTAGCACCAAGTTTAATTATATCTGCATCACCCATGTTTAAATTATTAGCTAAAGTAGTTTCACCTGTGACTCCAAGAGTACCAGCCATAGTAACATTACCTTCAAACGTACCACCTCCTGATTGACTAACTGTATCTGCTACACTAAATACATCATATACAATAATAACAATAATATCATTTACTGATGCACCTTGAACTAATACAATAGATGTACCACTTGTTGCAGTATAGTCAGCAGTTCCTAATAATACTCCATTCTGATATACGTCTACATAGTTACCATCAAAATAAGTAAGAGTAATACCTTCACTACTAGTACCAGTAAAAGTTGTTTGGTTAGCTGTAGCAGTATACGTAAGAACTCTACGTACTCCATTGCTAGGTGATGTACCTATATATGCCATTATTTATTTTCCAATGCTGTAATTCTAGCTTCTAATTCTTGTATGGTTTTTACTAGTAGAGGTACTAGCTTGGATTGGTCTATTTGTTGATAATGTTTTTGAGTTATTGTTGATTTCCAAGTTGAGTTTGAATCATAAACACCCTCAACTTTACCCTTTAACCAATCAACTTCAGTTACGTCAGAGCCAATTATATTTTCATGTACATCTAAGACTACATTTTCTGTGGTTTTTGTTTCATCCTTATCTCCAGTAATTGCTTCTGGAACAATACTAGAAACTTCGTGTGCTAAAAAACCATCTATAGCTGTGTTATCTGAATCTGCAATCCAGTTAAATCTAGCAGGTTTTAATTGTTTTAATCTTGTAGTTGCATCAAAACTATAGGATACATTTTCTTTTAACCTGTAATCAGATGTTGTATTGTATGCAACTGCACCATTATTATTATTTGTAATAGAACCTCTAAATGTACCACCAGTTAAAAATCCAATAAAAACTGCACCATTTCCACTTGCAGTATCATTTATTCCTACCCCACCATCAGCAGCAGAGTTAAAATCTATAGATAATAAACCACCATTTCTAACAGTTCCTGTTCCAATAAGAACATTATCTGTACTAGCATCAACCACTAACATAAAGGCATTGTTATTTGATTCAACACGAAAATCCACATCAGCACTAGCTTCGTTGAATACTGCACCTCCATTGGCTGTAAGAACTCCAGTTAAAGTACCAACTGCTGTTATATCAGTTTGACTAGGATTAACTTTTGCTGTTGTTACTGCATCGTCAGCTATACCACCAGTTAATACTTTAGTAAATGCCATCTATATAATCCCTTGTGCTTCTGCCCATACTTTATAATTATTTTTAACTGCATCAGTCCATATAGAATTTGCTACTGCTTGTACACTTGCTTCTTCATTACTTATATCTGTAGCTGTATGTGTCCATACTCCATCTGCATCAACTAAAGAAGAAAAAGGAACTATACTAGTTCTATGTCTTGACCTTGATATCTCTACATTATCTTCTTTAATGACTATATCTGTGGCAACTTGTATAACCCATTTTTGGACTACCTCTACTTTTGCTATTTCTGTTGATTTTGTTATTGCCATTTTTAACTCCTAAGTATTAGTTTTGTAAAATACAGATGCTGATAAATAAGCACCAGTTCCAGCATTATGTGCTATCTCACTCCAACCACCATTAGAAGTTGATTGATAAAAAGCTATTTGTGTTCCTTCAACATATGGAGATATATTTGTAGAACCAGTACCTAATGTAAAACGAACATAAGTCATTACGTTTCCAGTTGCTTGAGAACCACTAGCTGTAAAAGGTAATCCAGTAACTCTTGCTCCTCCTGCAGCACCTGTGCTATTTACATTACTAAATTGAAATTGTGCATAACACATATTGCCTATTTTTGTATATGTTCCTGCTACTGTAACTGCTGTAGATGGGTTTGATGTACTTCCTGCTAAAGTTGCAGTCCAACTTCCTTGCTCATAATCGTGTAATAAATTTGAATCAGTACCAGAAGTAACACCAAGATAAATTCCTGCTCCTGCTACTGGAAAACTTATATTACCATCTTCTGCTCTTACATTTAATATAGTTGTTCCATCATCTATAACTTGAAGAACTGGACTTCCTGCACCTATACCTGTGCTTCTTAATTGTGTTAAACCACTGCTTGCTATTGTTATTGCATCAACTTTTGAAGCAGAACCTATAGTCTTACCATTACCTATAATTATATCATCAGTAAATGTTCCAATACCAGTAACACCGAGTGTTCCTCCTACAGTTAAGTCAGCTAAAGACATTCCTGTAGATGTGCTATCTATTTTAGAAGATGTTACTGCATCGTTAGCAAGTAGGTTTGTTGTTATAGAACCTTCTGCAGGAGCAACTGTACCTAAAACTAAACCTAAATAGTTTACAAATATATTACCAGTACCAGTACTCGGAGTATCACTGAATGTAAGAGTAACTCCATCAGGAACACTATAGGCTGAAGTGTCTTGGATAACACCATCTACTGAAACCATAATAGATTGAGAACTAGCTACATGCCTAGCTAATGTAAATTCTTTAGCTGCACTACCACCATTAAATCTTTGAACAGTAGGTATAGTTGTAAATTGAGCAGCAGGTTGGTTACCTAAAAAAGGCATTAAGCAATCTCCAAATAACTCGTAACCACATCTACTGAACTAGCTATACTTGATGTAATCATTATATGATCTGCAGCATTTAAAACTAATTTTTGATCTCCTCCAACAACTATTAAACTTGAACCAACAGGTATAGGAGCAGCTTTAATTAATCTTGCTACAGCATTTCCTGCATCACCTATACTTAATACTGCATCAACAGTTATTTGTGATGTTGATATATTTGCTAAACTTAAACCTATGATAGTAGTTTCTCTACTTGCAGGACAAACATAAGCTGCTGTAGGTGATGTACCTACTCCTGCAACCACTGAAACTTTAAATGCATTTGCCATTTCTTACCCTTTGAATTATATAATTATTATATAGTATTTTTTATCCTAATGCAATAGCAAAACTTACTGCTGATCCATTAGCATTATTAATACTTGTAGCCATTGTAGCTGATAAAGCTGTAATAGCAGCCACATTAGATGCTATAGCAGTTGTTCTGTTGTTGATACTAGTAGCCATAGTAGCTGATAAGTTTGTTACTACTGTGTTAATACTAGTTATAGCTGAAGTTCTATTAGCAATACTAGTTGCCATAGTAGCTGATAGATTACCTACTACTGTATTTATAGAAGTTATAGCTGCAGTTCTATTAGCAATACTAGTTGCCATAGTAGCTGATAAGTTTGTTACAAATGTATTAATAGATGTTATAGCTGCAGTATTTGTTGCTATAGCAGTTGTTCTATTAGCTATTGAAGTTGCCATAGTAGCTGATAGATTACCCACTACTGTATTTATAGATGTTATGGCATTTAAATTTGTTTTAGTTAATACAGATACTGCATGAAGCTCTGCTGATGTAGCATAGTTACCTCCATCACCTATGATAGCATTTATAGAAGTTATAGCTGCTGTACGATTAGCTATGCTTGTAGCCATGGTAGCTGATAAGTTTGTTACAACTGTATTAATACTTGTAATAGCTGCTGTACGATTAGCTATTGAGGTTGCCATAGTGGCTGATAAGTTTGTTACAAATGTATTAATAGATGTTATGGCAGCTACGTTAGTTGCTATAGCAGTTGTTCTATTAGCAATACTTGTAGCCATAGTAGCTGATAAAGCTGTAATAGCTGATGTTCTGTTTCCTATACTAGTAGCCATAGTGGTTGATAAAGCAGCAACAGTAGCACTTGTAGCTACGTCTGCTCCATTTTTAAATAATCTAGTTGCATTAGCACTTACAGCAAAAAAGTTAGTTGCATTTAATTCAGCTATAGATGCAGCAGTAAATGTTAAATTAGCAGCAGTTAAATCAGTTATACTAGCCACTGCAACATTTAAATTAGTTGTATTAATTGTAGTAGCAGTAACAATAGGTGATGTTATTTTTGTTGTAGCTGTTCCATTATTAAAAGTAATATTAGTAGCACTAACAGCTTTCATGTTAGTAGTACCTTTTACAATTAAATCATTACCTATTGTAGTATTATTTTCTATTGTTAAAGAAGAACCATCAAATACACCACCAATAAAAGAGTTAGCTGATACTGTAGTAGCTACACTAACACCCATAACTCTACCATAAGTATCCACTACAAACCTACCTAAAGGTCCATATGTACCTGCTGCAAAACCTGTTACAGCTAATCCTAATTTTGGATTACCTGCTGTACCATTAGCATTAGTTACACTCATAGGAGAGTTAACTTCTATTGTTCTACCATAAGCTGTTCCACTATTAACAGCTATTAAACCTGTAGCTCCTGTAATGTCAGCCATATTATTTAAAGCTGATACATTAGCTGTAAGAGTTGTACCTTGAAGTTTTATTGTACCTGTTAAATTAATGGTATCATTTGATAATTGTAAAGGTGAAGAAGTTCCTTCCCCATCAGAAATATTTCTTAGAGTCGTATCTATACCTGCATTATTATTACTTATTTGTAATAAATCTTTATAGGTATTAGCAATGGTCTTACCAGTAAAAGTTGTCATATTGTATTCCAATAATTATTAGTGTCTTCCCAATTAGTAGAAGCATTTTCCCATAATACATTTCTGTCATTATTATTTTCAGGTCTTACATCTCTAATAAAATTTGTTTCACGTAAAACAGGTGATCTATTTTGAGGATGATTTTTTAAATCATACTGTCCTTCATAGTCTTCAGGGCAAACTAACATTCCATAGCTATTTAATTTCATAGAAGGTCGTTTATATTCAAACCCACAAACGTCACATTCAACTATTAAATTTTTTGCTCTTGCCATTAATTAGGTAACCAATCTGTAACAGTCACATTTGTTGGTGGCATTGGTGATCGTCTATGAAACTTAACATTTTCACTATCAACCCCACCTTTAGTTTTATTTTGAGGATGATTCTTCAGATCATATCTTCCATCGTTATCAGTTGGACATACCATTAATCCAAAACTATTTTTCATTAAATCACTTAAACGATATTTAAATCCACATACATCACATATACCATGGATTTTATTTCTGTTTACCATTAATAAATATTTAACTTAGGTCTTAAATATAAACTAACTCTTTCTCTATCCTCATCTAAAGCTCTACCTAATCGTTCTTCATACTCTGCTTTAATTAAATTAATACGTGCTAAGTCTACTCCGGGTCTTTTTAATCCCATATGATAAGCTAGACCTGCTGTAAGACAAGGTAAAAATTTTCTAGATATGTCTGCTGTTTGTACTGCTGATTTATTTACATCTTGTATGTATCTAATTAATTCAACTTTAACTTTGTCTGTAGAGTTTTCAGGAACGGGCCATAGATATACAGTAGGATTATCCCTACCATTTCTAACAGCAAATTGAGTTGGTCTACCTGTCTGTCCTTTAGAAGGTATTTTTAAATATTCTTGCATTGATATACGTTCTAGTTGTATATCTGTATCATCTCTATTGACAACTGCTTCTAAAATATCTATACTAGAACTAGCTAAGTCATAAGTTGTAGTGCTAACTGATACATTAAATACAGAAGTTTCTGCTGTCCAAAGCATTACTCCTCTATTCTGCCAATCTTGTAATAATAAATTAATAGAACGTCTTGCTGACTTAGGTTCATGTCCTAATGTCTGTTCTCCACCAATCATTTCAGAAGCTTCTTGAATTACTTCATCTATGTCCATAGAAAATGTATATGTACCTGATGTACTCATTATGCTCTACCTCTTTTATTTGTTTTTATAGAGCCACCTATACCAATTTTCAGTTGCTTTTTTTTCTTCAAAGAGTTCAAGTTGATTTTTTTTATTTTTTTGTTTGGTTTGGTAACTTGAAATCTTATGCTTGCTCTTGTAATAGACATTATGCACTACCCAATTTTTTATGTTTTTGATTTTTTGGAGGAGACTTTTTGCTACCTCCTGCAGTCCATAATTTTTTATCTGCCCAATAAGCTGCAGACATTTTTCCTTTAGCAATATTTTTTCCATGACGAGCTTTAAAATTTGCTCTAGCTGTAGGAGAGTAGTTATGACCCATAGACGAATCTCCAAAATGAATAAGCTTAACCTTATCTCCTTCTTTAGCCAAGACCATACCTTTTTTACCGGGTCTATCAGATTTTTTAGGTTTATTAAATCCTGCAAATTTCTTGCCACGATATTCAATTCCTCCAGATGGTATTCTTTTATATAATGTCATATTAGTTCCTATTATACCAAACATAGTAATTACTTACAAATCATTTTAATTTTTAGGTAATACTTTATAAGCTTCTTTTATTTGTTCTATAGTTCTATAACACCCTACACACACATCATTTACTAATTTACATATACCTCTACATGGTGTCATTCTAGTTCTTCTCTGAAAATAAAAGTTTTAGGTTGGGTGTCTTCAAATGCTTCTGCCTTACTTACAAATATACTTGTTAATAATAATAAAAATCCACCTATTACAAGTACAAGAAATAACCATCCTATACCTTCACCTATTTGCTTTCGTATCTGCTGTTGCTTATAAATAGTAGCTTGTCTTTGTTTACGTATCTTACCTTCCATTTCTAAAAGTTCATCATAGGCTTGTGGTCCATGAGTCATATTTAAAAACATCTTGAGTTCGTATCTTTGTTCCTCAAGTTTCTTCTTGGCTGCATAAGCCTGTAGTGCAGTAGTTTCAATACTTCCACTACCAAAGACTTTGCCAAACACTCCCGGATTTTTTGCTTGTTTCTCTGCATTATCAACATCTGAAACTGCTCCCATCCATCTGCTAATGTCTCCTGACATCTGCTCTAAGTCTCTGCCTACAGCAAAGCCTTGTTTAATTGCACTAAATGCTTTAGATGCTACTCCAACTGCAAGTGATATAGTTACTGGGTCCATTACTTTTTCCTTATAGGTTTGCAGTATGCAGTTATCTGTAGGTTAGGTCCTTCCTTTTGAGGTATAGAAGGTTGATTGTGTAATCTCTCTGAAAAATATAAACATCTATTAATATCTTGAAAAGTTTGTGTCTGGTCTACTACTCTTAATCCCATCATAAACACAAGAACAAACTCAATCATTTATATAGGTACTCCTTGTACCTCCTCTTCATGACAATCACAATTACATTCTTCACAATCACATTCGTAGCACTCACAAGTATCACATTTTTTTTCTTTAGTCATTTTTATCCTTTAGGTTTTCTAGCTTTACCCCAACCTCTAATTTGTTTAGCCACATACTTATCAGAAGATAAACTACCACCTGTTCTTTTAGTAGTAACTCTATCAAATAATTCAGGATAATCTATTGAAGTCTTTAACAAACCAAATGTAGAATCTTTTTTTTCTGCATCTCTGATTTTTTTATTCATTACACTTTTTAAAGATTTAGGTTTACCTATAGTCTTATCCTTAGTGCCTGACTTAAATGCCTTAAACTTTACACCTTTACCAGCACCTTTAGTATCTGCATCTTTTCTTTTTAGTTTGTCACCTGTACCACCGAATATTCTTGCAGATTTTTTAGGCATTGCTCTTTTCTTAGGAGTACCAAACATATGTGCAAAAAAGTCTGATGCACTATCATAGGCAACTCTACCTTCCTTATCTATAAATCTACCTGTGTAGTCATTAGATTTAAGTTTAGGTAATTCTTTTTTTATTACTTTAGGTATAATAGGTTTTTTAATTTTAGGGTCTTTAATTATAGTATTTTTATTTTTTTTAAGAGTTGCATCACCTAATGTCTTAGATGGTAATGTACTTAATACAGTAGTACCTGCAGCAATAGCTGCTAATTTCTTTTTATTATTTAATCCCTTACGTGCTATATTTTTTATATTACTAATAAATGTTTTATTATTTTTATTTGTCATTGTAGGAGTTTTTTTCTTTAAAAGACTTTTAGCTCCTGATTTAACAGAAACATCTGAACCACCTACTTTTTTTATTTTATTTATAGGGTTACCATCAATCACTATTTTTTTATTAGGATTAGCTACATTTTTATTTTTAGATATAACTAAAGATGTACCATTAGGTTTTTTCTTATCTTTTAAAATAGATAAACTATTTTTAGCTCCTGATTGTTTGTTTGTAAAATCTTTAGCTATTTGATCTATATTAGGTTTTCCTTTTATTTGTTTATTAGGAACTTTATTTATATTTTTAGTAATAACTTTTTGAAGACCCACAGGTAAATCCATGCTTGATAAATCAGGTTTATTTCCCGGATTATCTTTTAAAAACTTTTTAATAAGATTTTTATCAGTAAGAGGAGTTTTAGTACTTCTAAGTAACCCCATTAAAAAAGTAACAATACCCATTATTTTTTCCTCCCACAAGCCATCATCTGTTGTTGAGTCATACCAACCTTACTACCAGATCTCATTTTTTTAATAGGACCACCATAAGACTTTTTGGTTGTACCTACTTTACTACCTGTATTCATTTTTTTCATAGAACCTCCATATTTCTTTTTAATGTCTCCAGTTTTTTTCATGTTTTTATGTATTTCATCATACATGCCTGTTAATAAATTAGAAGGTATATTTTCTGCACCTTTAATACCTTTAGTCTCAGCACCTTTATTATAAATTTGATTTACCATATCTTGTCGTATCTTACCATATAACTTAGGATATAATTTCTTTACTTGTTTTTGACTCATGTTATGCTCTCCCCATAGCTTTACCATAACCACGTTTAGCAACACCTACACCACGAGGAGCAGATTTCTTTTTAGCTACCTTAATTGTTTTTGGTTTAATAATTTTTTTCTTTTTAGATGATAACTTACCACCTTTTTTAAATTGTTTAATTTGAAAACCACCCACACTTGTAATCTCATCTTCTATAGATTTAGAAGTAGCTCCTTCAGTTACATCGTCTATTATATTTTTACCTTTATTAAATCGTAAAGCTAATTTTTTAATTTGAGCATTTAACTTATCTTTAGCTGCATTTGATAAAGCTTTATCTTTTAGTTTTCTTTCAGCTACATCTATTAATCTTTTAATAAGTTCTCCTTTAGGAATTGACTTAGACTTATCTATTTTTCTAATAGTAGATTTAGGTAGTTTAACAGCTTGTGATCTACTTGTAGTTCCTAAGACATCTGAAATTTGTTTTGATGTTAATTCAGGTTCAATTATATTTCTAATAAAATCTACTTTTTGATCCTCAGACAATTCTTCAAATTTTTCTTTAGCTACTTCTCTATCTGCTTTTGTTTTTGGTGGTTGTTGTTTAGGAGTTAAAGGAGAGTTTGTACCTTCATACATATATTTTTTAGGATTATTTAAAATCTTTTTAAAGTTACCTTCATCTAAAAGTTCTTCTCCTCTTTTAGTTAATGTTTGTTTTCTCATAGGAGTAGGAGTTTTTCCAGTTTTAAACATTTGAGACATTTCAGTTATGCCTACAGTTTTACCTGTTTGTTTATCTATAAGTTTATTTTTATTTTTAGGATCAACTTTAAATCTATTCTTTCCACCCGGCAAGCTATTTAATGTTTTATCTATTAAATATTTTTTTTCTTTTTGTCTTTCTTTAGGTGATTTAGAATCATCACTTAAATTTTGTCTCACTCTTTTAGAATCTTTTACAGGAGTTTTATAAACCTTACCTTCATATCTAAAAGTTTTAGCTCCTCTTTCTTGAGCAGCTATCTTAGCTTCAGCTAAAGAACCAAACTTAGATGTTTTAGTTTTACTTATAAAACTTTCCATTTTAGAAATAGTTTCTAATGCAGAAGATTTATCTTTATCTTTTAAAGCATCATCTAACTTTCTATTTAAAATATTATACTTACCTTTATCTGCTGTTGAAACTTGACTTCCTAAATCTTTTTTAGTTTTTCTAATTTTTATAAATTGTTTTTTAGTTATTTCATTAGATTTATTTTTGTCTTTTTTTATAATAGGTTTAGTTTTAGTTACAGTCTTAGGAAGTTTTTGTCCTAAAGCTTTCATTAATCCCATTATTGCTGTCGATGCCATTGCTTAACTCCTTAGTATAATCTATTGTGGCTAGGTGATGATAATTTACCACCAACACTTTTTTTAATAACTTCTGATTTAAATTCTACATTAGATAATTTTTTAGGTTTCTTATCACTGTAAGGTAAACCACTACCTTCAACCATGTATTGTTTTTTATCTGTAACAACTTTCTTTTTCTTTTGTGTATTTGTTTTTAAATCTTTAGGTCTACGTTTAGGAATAGGTTTAGCTATAGCTCTATTATCAACTGCTTTATTTGTAGCAATAACTGCTGATGCTACTGCACCAGTCTTAATTATATTTTTACCACCTGCTAATGCTTTAGCATTTTGAACTTTTTTATCTATAACATTTTGTCTAGATTTTTTAATAGTTTTTATTTGACCTGTTACTTTATCTTGAGCTTGAGTAACACCTACCTTAGTACCTGTGCCTTGATTAGTTTTTATTTGACCAGTAGTTTTATTCTGAATAGAGTTTCTACGATTTATATTTTTAGTTTGTTTTGTTTTATTTTT